GCCGAGTTGCATGGCGACGGAGGAGCCGCACGCCACCGCCCAGCGGATCGCATCGACCTCGTTATTGGCGAGCACCCAGGAGAGCGCGTTGGTGGCGAGCACATCGCCATTCGCGGCCGTGGGACCGAAATTGTAGAAATCCGCGCTTTGCGATGCCTCGATCGCGTCGGGCTGCGCCGGCGTACCCAGATGGCAAAGTCGCTGCTGCCAGAAGATGGGGATGCAGGGATAATTGCCCTGGTACCATTTGCCGAGCATCCAGTCCTTGGTGGCGGTGGGAAAGGTGAAGGCGCCGACATATTCGAATTGCGGCCCGCGCCCCGAAGGCTCGACCACGATGCCGGTGCCGGTGCCGGACGGATCGAAAGAGGATCCGTCGGTTTCGCCGCCCAGCGTGCATTCGTAATAATTGCCGTTGGTCGGCGCGAACACCACGTCGCCGGTCGCATAGACCGTGTATTGCGCGAAGGTGGTCGCGTTCCACGGACCCGCGAGGCTCCACGTCACCGTGCCGTCGATCAGATTGGCGCCGGTGCCCGAAGGACCGTTCGGTCCGGTGGAGACGCCACCGGCGATCGCGATGTAATGGACGCTTTCGTTCACCACCACGGCGCCGGTGGGATATTCGGTATTCGCGGCCCAGGGCGCGCCGTCGATCGCGCCATAGGCGCCATTGTTCACCTCCGTCTGCACGGAAGCGGTGACATGCGTGGAATCGGTGAAGCCGGTGATGAGGCACCAGGCCCACAGCGAGAACAGGCGGATGCGCAGCGAGCGGCCCACATCGGTCGACTGGAAGCCCGCGCCATTGTTGATGCCCACCGTCGACGATGCGGCGATGGTGATGGAGCCCGACGTGCCCGAAGGCGACAATGTCGTCGTGGTGGTGTTCTCCGGCAGATAGGGGCCGTCCTGCACCGGCTGTGTGGAGAGCGTCCAGGCGGTGTTCGAGGTGCGCGACAGCTGCGCCGGGTAATAGTTCGGATGATCGATGTAGAGGATATCGGCCGACTGCGTGAAGCGCAGCGCCGCCAGATCCTCGTAGCGATAGCCGGTGTCGGAGATCACGACGGGCGATGAGTCATTGAGCACCGGCGCATCGTCGGCGAACACCGCGATCTGGTTGTCGGTGAACACCAGCATGTAAGCCTGTTCGGTCGAGAACACGAAGGGCACGCAACGCGAGCGGAATTGCGAGATGGCCTGGTCCTGCGCCAGCGCGGCGAAGGCAAAGCCGGGCCTTCGCGTGGCGCCGCCCTGCGGCATGACGACGAAATTGCACATCGTCTCGCAGCCGTCGAAATAGCGCTCGTAATCGGTGCGGCGCTTCAGCAGCGGCGACAGCTCGCCGGCGGTGTAATCGCACAGGTCGATATCCTCGCGCATCAGAAGCGCGATCTCAGCAGCACGTCGACGTCCCATTCCGGCGGCGAGTCTTCCTGCGCGCTCACGAACATCGCTTCGGCGAGAATCTCCTCGAATTTCTTTTCGATGCGCGCGAGCCGCGCATCGTCGCGCACCAGCGCGGGGCCGATATCGAGCGCCAGCTTGAACGCGAACGCTTTCACGAACAGCGCATCCATCGCCGTCGTGTCGGTGAGGTCGAAACCGTATTGCAGATTGAGCGGCGCGCCGGCATCGCTCATCAGCCATGGGCCGACGATCTGCCACGCCGAGAAATCGAGGCTGCGGCCGTCGCAATCGATCACGCCCCAGATGCGGATGTAATCGTTCGGCAGCGCATACTGGTTCGCCCAGTTGAACGCGGGCGCATCGGGCGAGGCCGCCAGCTGGGTGAGTTTCTTGGTGCAGCCCCAGGGATGTTTGCGGATCACCTCCTGGCGCACATCGGTGTAACGGGCGCTGCACAGGATCGCGCGCTTGACGGGATCCGTCATCGCGGTGATGGGATCGGCGCCCAGTTCGATGAGCGCGATGTTGCAGATCCCCGTATCGCTCTGTCCTGCCGGCACTTGTTCCACCCTCCACGGAAAAACAGGCGATGCGATCGCTCGCACCGCCTGCCAATTATCAGTCGATCATGTATTCCACGACGATCCGCAGATTGCCGGAGGCCGGCAGGGCCGCGGAGCCCGTCGTCATGATGATGTCTTCATACGCGCCGCCGGCACCGGAATCGGTGGCATAGCCGGTGGCCGCGCCGGTGAGACAGTCATAGCCCGTCGTGATCGGCACGCCATAGGTCGCGGTCTTTGCGAATGCCGTGGGCGTGTTCGTCGCGGTGAGAGTCGCGGCGGCGCCATAGATCGCCGCATTGCCGCTGGCCGGATCGCCGAACGCGATCGTCGCCGAACCGAGCGACGTGTCGGTGATGGCGATGATGGAGAAGAGCGATGCGAACAGCGGCACGCGCGCGATGCCGAACACGGAACCGGACGCCTGGCTGGCAAGCACGATGGATCCCGTCGCGCGGCGCACGCGGCCGCTGTCGAGATTGACGGGGTTGAGAACCTGCAGGGAGCCCTGCTGGTTGTTGGTGATGTTCGTCATGATGTCGGAAAACAGCGTCGCGATAGAGACGGTCATTGCGATGGTCCTTTCTGCATGTGGCCGGGCTCGCCCCGGCGATCAGGGTGTTGCCGGATTTACTGGCAGATCAGCTCGACCAGCTTCGCCTCTTCCAGTCGCGACGCGCCGATCGACATCGAGGCATACACGTACCAGGAGAAGCGTTTGTCGGCGCGCTTAGAGATCTCGCCATTGATGTCGGTTGCGATGCCCATACCGAGCGCCGATTTGCGCCACGCCGGAACGCGCGTGTAGCCGCTGCCATTGGTGAGCAGCCGTTCCGAATGGATGAGCTCGAAGCCCATGATCGTGGTGATCTTGCCGTCGCGCAGCGGCGCCAGATCGTCCTTCGCCACGCCGAATTCCTTCAGCGTCGCTTCGGTGGTGGCCAGAAGATTGCCCTTCTGCTTGGCCGCGATCACGCAATAGCGCGACTCGCCCGCGCCCTCGCCATCCATGTCGTCGTCGCCTTCGGCCGCATCCAGCGCCACCGACGCGGAAACGAGTTTCGAGATGGTGAGGCCGGCATTGCCCGAACCGTTGCCATAGGTCCAGTCGGCGACGCCGACCTGGGTGCCGCCGGGTGCTGCGGGCGCCGATTCATTGTTGCCGTTCGGCCAGGTAACGGCGGTATTGCCGTTGTGACCGGTATAGGCGGTCGCCCAGCATGCAAAGAGGATGCGCGAATCCTTTTTGCGTTCCAGCGCGGCCGCGCCGTTGCGCGCATAGACGCTGGTGGGATCGATGAGGAGACGGACCTTGTCTTCCTTGTCGACGAGATCGCCCCAGTCCGAGTCGGTGATCGAGAGACGCCGGCGAAGATGCTGGGTGTTCATGATCGGCGAATCGGCGTGGCGCACGGTCACGTCGCGCGCTTCGCTGGGCGCGACCTGTTCCATATAGGCGCTTTCGCCGGTCACATTGTCTGTGACGACACGGCCCGAGAGGCGCGCTTTCATTTGCTGCGCCAGAAAACGCACATTGCCCGTGAACTGCTGGACGAAGGCGTCGCTGATTGAGAAGCTCATGATGGATTCCTTCCGTCGCCGGGAAGTTCCACTCCCCGGACATGAACCGGCGTGTACGGACCATCCGCACACGCAACTGTTTGACGGTTGAGCTCCCCGATCCCGCTAGCGTCCCGGCCTTGAGCCGGGATCCACGCCCCATCGGACCCGTACCTCGCGCTTTACGTCCGCTCGACGAAGCCGGTTGCCCTGGACCCCACGCGCCGTCAGGCGACACGGGGCTGCCCCTGGACCGGAATTCCTAACCGTTCGGTTCCGCCGGATGCGCCTGCTCGTAGAGCGTCTTCATGCGCGCCACCGCATCGGCGTGTCCGGGATGATCCTTGGTGCGATATGCCTTCATGAACGCGGCATCGCCGCCGCCCATCAGATGGGCGATCTGCTGCTGCGCTTCCGCCGGCGACAGGAAACCCTGACCTTGCGGTCCGCCTTTGCCGAGCAGCCCGTCTTCCTGCATCTGCTGTCCCAGATGGGCGAACAGGCGCGCAAAGGCGGGATCGTTGCCGAGCGGCTTGCCGTCCGGGCCGGGACGTTCCAGTGCCTGTTTCAGCCCGTCGCCCAGCTTCAGCGTGTCGGCGAAATACTCGAGCGTCGTTTTGGCCAGCGCGAGCTTCTGGTCTTTCGCCGCGCCCCATTCTTTCGACAGCGCCGCGTCGGCTTCCTGAATGCCTTTGGCGGCCGCTTCGTTCTGGGCGCCCAGCGCCGCGTCCTGCAGCGCGTTCCATTTCGGAATGATCGCTTCCAGCTGGTGCTGCGACAGGCCCGCTTCGTGCAGCACCGGAAGGATCTGTTTCTGGAACGCGAGATCGCTTTCCGAATAGGCGGCCTTGTCGCCTTTCGGCGGCACGAGATAGCCGTCGATCTTTTCCGGCCGGCCGAGCGCGGTGTACAGATCGTTCCAGCCCTTCGCATCGTCGCTGGCGGCCGGCAGCGTGAGACGGCGCTTCGGATCGACCCCGATCATTTTCTGCGCGTTGATGTAGCCGCCGACCAGGCCGTCGAAATCCTTGATGTCGCGCAAGCTCGCATCCGCGCGGTATTTCTCCGGCAGATATTCGGCGAACGGCTTTTCGGTGGGAAACGACCAGGGCGTCGCGGCCGCGCCAGCACCGGCAGCGCCGGCGTTCGATCCTGCCGCGGCCGCGCCACTGGCGGAAGCACTCGCGCCTCCGCCCGCGCCGGCACCCACAGCGGGATCGTTCGCTGCGCCGGCCTGGGAAGTGGTCCCCATCAGGATACCGTTGAGAAACTTCAACATCGTTCAGCCCTTCTTCTTCGGTGTGGCGGGCGAAGTCTTTTCCGCGCCCGTCACACGGCCCTTGTTGATCGAGGCGTAGAAAACGCCCTTGCCCTTTTTCGCCCCGTAGCGATCCGTCATCGCGGTGAGGATCGTCTTGCCTTTCGCGGTCAGCGGCATCAGCCGGCCTCCTCCGCTTCGTCGCGCCGCTTCGCGAGCTCGAGCACGCGTTCGCCGTCGAAGCGTAGCAGATCGAGGATTTCGAGCGCGACCGATCGCCGGCCTTCGCGGTACAGCACTTCGTCTTCCGCGCCGAACACCACGCTGGTCTCGAACAGGCCCAGCCGGCGCATCAGATCGAGCAGCACGAGCTCGCCATCCGGCGAGCCGAATACGGATTTGTAGGTTTCGCTGATGCGATACCGCTTGATGAACGTCGCGCCCATCTTGCGCGCCTGCTCGATGGAGATCATGCCACGGGCGCTCCCCATTTTTCGGTGAGCTCACTGCGCAGATGCGTTTCCATCGCCTGCACAAAGCGTTTGTACTCCGGCCCGAAGATATCGACGTACTGCAGAAACGCGCTGTCGAAATCGGGCTTCCAGTCGATCGGCCGCGCCTTCTTCGCGAAATCCTCGACATCGCGGCGGATCTTCTCGACCAGCAGATCGTCGAGCTTTAGCGCCGCCAGCTCGCGATGATGTTCGCACACATGCAGCGGCAGCGTGATGCGCACCTGGGCGTGTCCGGGCGCGTGCTGCGTCTTCGACGGCACATGGATGCGGATGCCCCAGCGCACCGGCTGCAGGCAGCCGATCAGCACGCGGCTGCCGCCGTCGCACCGCATGCCCTCGATCGCGTCCATCACCGGCACGGTGTTGAGTTCCATCACGCGGCCTCCTGCATCGGCGCGTTGCCGTTCGACGCATCGCTCAAATTCTTGACGGCGGCCGAGCCGTCCTTCGCGGCGCCGGCGAGATTGGCGATCGCCATGTGGTTCTGCATCGCCGCATCCGCCTGCGCTTTCGCCTGCGCTTCCTGCTGCAACGCCTCCGGCGATTTGAGCGCTTCGACAGGCGCGTTGAAATCGCGCGCCGCGAGCCTCAGGATCGCTTCGCCGTCCAGGATGAAGGGCTGCTGCTGGTCCATCTGGCGCAGCTGCGCCTGCAGGCTCATCAGCCGCGTGACGCCGTCCACCTGGGTCGATTTCTGCGCCAGCGCGATCGGCGAAACATATTCGACGCGCAGGGGCACGCCCGACAGTTCCGGCGGCGGCGGCGGGAACGGCGAACCGGGGCCGAATTTCATCTGCTTCGACTTGCGCCACTGCTTCGCGAACACGCGGTCGATGAGCGGTCCCAGTGCCTCGGCCTGCATGCGCGCGAGCATGGGAGAGATCATCATCATCTCCTTGTCGCGCCGCTGCAGCCAGTAGGTGGCCGTGGTGCCCTTGCCCTCGCTCGCGGGATCCTGCGGATCGACCGGCATGCGCAGCATGTCGACATAGAAGGTGCGCGCGATCTGGGCCTGCAGCGCGTTCAGCATGTCGATGCCGAGCGATATCTGCCCCTTGGTTTCGATCGGCTCGATGCGCGCCGTCGTGGTGGAGCGGTACGGGTTGAGCGATCCCGGCGTCGTTTTGACAGGCAGGAGGAAGCCGTCATCGGGCACCTGCAGCGGCGGGTCGATCACTTTCTGCGCGCCCTTCAGGATGAGCTTCTTGAACTGGTTCACCATCTGCACGTCCGGCAGCGCCATCACGCCGGGGCCGCGGCCATAGATCTCGCCCGAGCATTTGGAGAAGCGCGGGCACAGATACGGAAACTCGAGGAAGCCGGACACGGAGATTTCGTCCATGTCGGACAGCGAGACATAGATGCTTTCGAATGCCATGTTGCGCGCATCGGCGCGCTGCGGATCGCGCTGCCGGCGCGGGCGCACGCCATGCAGGAAATCGAATTTCGTCTCGGGCCGGTCGATCGCGGCCTTCGCGACCTTCTCGCCGCATTTGGAGCCCCATTGCTGGTACGCCTGTTTGGCGGTCCAACTGAATTTGCGGATGTTCTGGTCGACGCGATCCTCTTCGTTCTCGCGCCAGACGCATTCCTTCATGTGCCGCGTGCTGAACAGCACGTCGTTGCGCTTGCTGTCGAGCACGCCCATGGTGGAGCTGCCGATCGAGCCGAGATCGAGAAACATCTCGTAGCTCTGCGACGCGAAATTGTGGCGGGGCGAATTGAAGATGCCGTAGAGGTTCGCCGCCACGGCATCGAGCCAGGCGCGCACGCGATCGACGCGGTTCACCCGCTCATCGTCCGCATGCAGATAAAACCACTGCAGCGAATTCGAGGTGAGCAGGCTGTGCATGCCGGCCGCGAACATCTCCAGCGCCCAGACCGGCGACGCGTCGAAAATGTAGGTCATGCGCTTCTGGCCTGGCGTCTTGTCGACCAGGTAGTCGCTGCGGTTCGGCAGGATATAGTTCGAAACCTGCTGCCACAGCGTCATGAAGGTGGACTTGTCGGTGGAGTCCGCGTCGTAATCCCCCACGATGCTGCGCGCCAGATCGCCCATCTAGCCCCCCAAGAGCTGTTTCTTGGCGGTGGTGGGCGTGCCCGCGCCCTGCCCCGATGTGAGGATCGTCTGGCCGTAGCCGAAGGTCGGCAGGTTCTTGCCGGCGTCCTGTGTCAACGGATCGGTCAGCGACGGCGGATTGGCCACAGGCGCC